GCTACTGCTCCCGCTAAACTGCCGATTGATGGCGTAGTTGAGCCAGGCGGTATCACATGGGAAGCAATCGAAGCTGAAATGTACAAGAAAGATCAGAACGGAAACCTACTTCGTTCGGTTGATCGGAACCATGAAGCTAAGATTCAACGCATGATGAAAGAGTTTGGTGGAGATCGTCCTTATACACAAACGTTTGGTTAATTTGATTTCTTATAACCAAGTGTTATTATAGTGTAGTCGGATACCCCTTTGAGGCCTGGCAGATTATTAAGGTTGTAGACTGACCGAATCTGTCGGGCACTCAGTCGAAAGCCTACAAAACTTTTATTAATTACTCGTTTTGAGGGTTATCACATGAGTAAAAATTTATCTGCTGTAGCGGTAATTGAGTTTGACAGTATGGTCAAGCATGCCTATCAGGGCATGGGCCTACTGAAAGGCGCAGTAACCGTCCGTAATAACGTTGTAGGCGATACCTACAAATTCCGCCGTATGGGCAAAGGTCTTGCTAACCAGAAGTCAACTTCTGACTTAGTGACCCCAATGGACGTAGGGCACGAGTTCAAGACTGCTACTCTTAGCAACTGGAACGCGCCCGAGTACACTGACATCTTTGACGCTGCTGAAGTCAACTTTGACGAGAAGCAGGAGCTTGCAAGCACTATCGCAGGCGCTCTTGGTCGTCGTTCTGACCAACTCGTTATTGATGCAATGGACGCTTCTACCCCATTAACTACTGCTATTCCAGAGGGCGGCACTAACCTCACTATGGCTAAAGTTATTGAGGCTCAAGTAGCACTCCGTGACCAAGGTGTACCTAACACTGAACTGTTTGCGGCTATTGACGCGAATGGTTTGGGTGGCTTGTTGAACGACGAGAAGGCAACTTCTGCTGACTATCAGGCAATCAAAGCTCTTGTTTCTGGAGAGATCAACACTCTGTGTGGATTTAACTTCATTGTCATTGAGACACGAAACGAAGGCGGTTTGACTGTAGCTGCAGACATTGTTGACTCTTGGTTCTTCCAGCGTCCCGCTGTTGGCCTTGCTATCGGCATTGACATGAAAACCGAAATTAACTGGATTCCCGAGCGAACCGCATGGCTTACCAATGGTATGCTGAAGGCTGGCTCTGTCGTACGCGACGAGGGTGGTTTGGTTAAAGTTCAATATGATCGCACAGCGTAAAGGAGACTAAATCATGGCATTTTCAAGAGACGGTCTTTCACGCATTGGTGGTTCTGGTGATGCAAACGCTGTATGGGTTTACTCATCTACTGAAGCACCTGCAACTGTTGCTGGTTCTGGCTTCTTCAACAACGCAAGCGCCGAGCTTACCGTTGGTGACGTAGTTCTGATTGTTGATACTGACGCACCTGCTGTCACTGTATCCTTCGTTATTTCTAATAGCGCTGGTGTAGTTGACTTGGCTTCTGGTACGGCTGTAGGCAACGTATAAGCACAATCGGGGGCTTCGGCCCCCATCTATTCTAAAGGTGAGTTATGGCTTCTAAGATAGACCTAATTAGTAATGCTCTCATTCTAATTGGAGACACTCCTATCAACTCCCTTACTGGTGGCACTAGAGCGCAACAAGTGGCATCGAACCTGTACGACAATATCGTGCAGAATGAATTAACCAAACATCGTTGGGGCTTTGCCAAGAAGAAGGCGCAGTTATCCCTAACAACTGAAACCCCAGTGGACGATGAGTGGCGCAGCATATATCAATTACCTACTGATATGCTTTTTCTTATCAAGCTGTACCCCAATACAAGTTATCAACTGTACGGTGACAAGGTTTACACGGACACTTCAAGTGCTTTGTACGCTGATTACATATACAACGCACCAGAGTCTGAATGGCCTGTATACTTCTCTAAGATGATTGAGTATGCCCTAGCTAGGGACTTTGCCGCATCTATCCGAGACAGCGATTCAGCGCGTCAGACAATGACTAACGAGTACATTAATCAGTCACGCATGGCTCGATACACTGACTCACAACAATATCCACAGGTTCCGATTACGTCTAACCCGTTCACTAATGTGAGGTTCTGATGTTTGATAACGAGAGCTTTTCCCACGTTGGCGGTAGCTCACCCGCACCCAGAATCTATACTTACGAAACACTGGATGAACGTACAGTAGTTTTAGGCGCTGGCTATTTTAACGAAGCGTACACAAAGCTACAGGTTAAAGACCTAATCATTGTTAATAACTCGGTTGAGGTTTACACAGCCAAGGTCACAGCGGTATCTAAAAACAGCGTGGTGGTCGCAAAAACGTCTTTTTTAGACCGAGAGTATGCTTACTACTACTTGAGCACAGAGACAGTTTTGCCTCTGAATGACGATGGTGTAACGTATACTGAAGTACCTAACATGGCGCTTGGTTCAGCGCGAGACTTTACTCTAGCCGATAATACTCTGACTTATACTGGTGTTGGTGGATTATTCCAGTTTGTTGGTTCGGTTGATATGAGTTCACAAAAGGTTGCTGACGTAACCATAGCCCTATCTATCAATGACGTTATTAGCCCTCAGTCTATTGTGCGGTCGTTTACGTCTGCCAATAAGCGTGGCTCTGCTTCATCTAACGGCATATTTCAGATTAATACGGGCGATGAGTTTCATGTAATGATTAAGGGAGATGGCACAACTTCTCTAGTTGTGGACATTTTCTCGATGAATTTGACCTTTATGGAGGTCTGATGGCTAAGTCAAGATTCTTTCAAACCAGCCTAGTTAGTGGCGCTCTATCCCCTTTATTAAAAGGTCGGGTAGATATCGACCAATACTACCAAGGCGCAGAGGTTGCTAAGAACCTTGTTATCGTCCCACAGGGCGGCATGAAGCGTAGGGCTGGCACTCAGTATATAGACCAAGCGTTAAACGTCTTAGAGCGTCTTACAGGCACTATGACAATGCCTAACGGGGGCACACCTGGAGACATTGACGATGAAGATGACGCTACGTCTACGAGCACGACAACGAATATTAGTACGACAAACCCGTATATTGTGGCGCAAATGGATTTGGGCAGCGCAGAATATATTGAAGTGGTTGATGTTAGGGGCATACTACTTACGTCTGGTACATCTGATGAGTTTGATATCGAACACTCTGACGATGGGTCGGCTTGGACAAAGCTCGTTGATATCCCTTTGCTTGGGCCGAGCGCACAAGACTTCCGATTCAAGGCAGGAGTCACCAAAAGATACTGGCGAATCGTCAAAACAACCGCCACAGACTTAGGTACTGCTAAGGTCACATTATCTGACTTTAACCTATTTAATGAGTCTGCAACGGCATCTAACGTCAAGCTGTTAGACTTCTCCGTAGAATCTGATCGACATTATTTATTGATCTTAACAGACAAGAACGTTCGGATTATTAGAACACCAGATACTTATGTAGCTGATGTTAAGATGGCAATGCAGTCTGCTGCCATTCCAGATGTTCGAGATACTCAGGTTGAGAACGTCATGCTGTTGTTTCAAGAGGACTACGCGCCTAGTCGATTAGTTAACTTAGGCACTGACTCCGATTGGTTCTTAGACCTTGCACCTTTCGTAAACGTCCCGCAGTTTGATTATAACGATGCCCTAAGCCCCACCCCCGTCAATGACGTACAAAGAATGACGCTAACGTCTTTTGTGGCTGGCGATACGTTTCAGGTGGACATTGAGGGCGTGTTATCTAAGAACATTACTTTTGCTGGTGACGCTAACGCAGATCAGAGAGAGTCAACTGTATTTAACATACAGAAGAACATTCAAGAAATGCCTGTTATGGGCGATACAGGCGTTAGTGTTTCCTATGTTTCTGCGGGTGTGTATGATATTACCGTAGGCGGTGAGTCAGCTAAAGACTTTGAGCTTTATTCGGGATTTGCGACCAGTGGAACGGCTAGTAAGACGGTTGGCTTTGTTAAGACTGCAAGCGGCTCACCAAGGAAAGAGGACGTATGGTCTGCTACTAGAGGCTGGCCTAAGACTGCGTGTTTCTATGAGAGTCGGCTAGTTATTGGCGGCACTAAGTCTAAGAGACAAAGCCTGTTTGCTAGTAAGACGGGTTCGTTCTTTGACTTTGATATTGATGATGGCGATGACGATGAAGGAATCTTTGCAACGATCTCGTCAAGAAAGCTGAATGACATTGTTGATGTATTCCCTGGCAGGACTTTGCAAATCTTTACTTCTGGCGCTGAGTTTGCGGTAACAGTTAAGCCATTAACACCAAGTACGGTAGCGATTACCCCACAGACTTCACACGGTGCATCTAACATTGAAGTACAGGAAGTGGACGGTTCTACCCTATTTATCGACCGCAACGGCAAGACATTAAGAGACTTTATCTACTCATTCAATGAGGATGCCTATACAACGCAGGATAAGTCCGTTCTAGCGTCTAACCTAATCAAGCAGCCTATTGGTCTAGCTTTGTTAACGGGTACTCAAAGTGAAGATTCTAACTGGCTATTCATCATTAACAGTGATGGCGGGGCGGCAATCCTAAATACTTTGCGCTCTCAGGATATTAACGGCTATACAGAATGGACTACCAGTGGATCATTGAAGTCTGGCGCTGTTGTTGATGATGAATTCTATGTAGTTAATGAAAGAGAGATTGACGGCTCTACCGTATCGTATGTTGAGCGCTGGGATTTCTCTTATCTAATGGACTCGTCTATTAAAGTAAGCCCAACACCTACCCAAACAGTTATAACAGGTCTTAGCCATTTAGAGGGCGAGACCGTACAGATTGTCGGTGATGGAATTGTGCTTAGTCCAAAAACCGTAGCGAGTGGTCAGATTGAATTAGACGCTAACGAGATCGGTTATTCTCAAATTGAATTGGGCTTAAACTTTGTACCAGAATTAGTACCAATGCCATTAAATACGAATATGGGTTCTGGGCAAAATGCGATGAGATTGAAGCGCATCATACGAGTGAATATGCGCGTCTATGAGACGTATGGCGTTCATGTGGACGGCAACCCTGTTCCGATCAGAACGTTTGGCTCTGCGCCAACCACGCCCTTAGATAGCGCCCCTACAGCATTAAGTGGCATAATAGCAGACGTATATGATGTTAATGGTTGGAATCGAGACGTTATGCCAACAATCAGTGTACCAGACCCAACGCCTTTCCATATCCAGGCGATTGAATACGAGGTGGAGTCAAGCTAATGGACCCGTTTACTATATTTGCAATTTTGGCTGCGGCATCTGGCAGTGTATCTGCTAGGGCTTCTTATATTTCTGGTAGGGTGCAAGAAGATGAGCTTAAACGTCAAGCCGAGCAAGAGAAGCTGGCGGCACAAAGCCGTGAGTTACAAAGACGACAAGAGCTAAACCGAGCGCTCGCGTCTAACATGGTTGGCATGGGGCAGTCTGGTCTTGCAGGTGAAGGCACTCCAGCAAGCATAGCCCTAGCAAGCGCTAAACAAGTTGGAATAAGTGAGGGGGCTATTAGCCTTACTGACAAATTAAGACAAGCACAGTTGCGACGGCAAGGCTCTGAGGCGGCACGAACAGGAAAGCTACAGGCAGCATCAACATTGTTGCAGACTGGAACACAAATTGCTGGCGCATATCAGGGCTATGTGCAAAGTCAAACTCCTGCTAAGGAATAATTAATGGCAATTAAGAAAATAGATTATTACGGTCGATTTGAGGCAACAGGCCCAGACTTTTCTACTGCCAAACGCTTTCAGGCACTTGCAGGTCTTGCCGATCAAGTTGGCGAAGCGGCTTCGCAGTTTGGGCAGGTTGCATTACAGGAGCGAGCAGATAAGGCGTCTAAGGCAGGTGCTTTAGCTGGTGCTAAAGTTGAGCGCGATGAAGAAGGAAATATCATTGCGCCAGAGCTACAAGAAGATACTACTTATTACGGGCAAGCATTTAATGAGTCCGCAATTAATTCTTATAAGTCTGGCATTGCTTTAGATGCAAAGCGACGGCTAGATGAGCTTGCTGTTGAGTTTAAAGATGATCCAGCGGCATACAAAGAAAAAGCAGATGCGTATCAAGTTGGCTTAATCAAAGGGCTTCCACCAGAAATACAGGCAGAAATACTGCCTCAGTTAGAGCAAGACATTTACTTTCGTGAAAGAGACTTAAAAAAGTCTTTTGTTGATCGCACTTTTCAGAAAAATTTAACTGATGTTCGGTCTGAGTTAGATTCGCTAGAGAATGAAATTCTTTATGCCGCTAGAAACAATGATACCGAGAAGCAACAGGCGCTAGAGGCTAGGCTATACAAAAGAATAGAAGAAGTTGGGGCATTTGTTGATCCAGCGGAAGCTAAGACTCGCCTAGATAATTTGAGCAAGAATGTTGCAGAAGAAATTTATTTGGGTGAAATTGACCGAATAGTTTTTAATGAAGATGAGGCCTTAACAACAAGACTTGCTAAAGGTGAAAAGTTCCTATCTGATCTAAGGGAGCTAGATTTTTTTGAAGACTTAACTCCAGATGAAAAGCGCGCGTTAGAGCAAAAGATTGATGTTCGAGTTAATGATGTTCGTATAGCGGTTGCAAAAGAGGCATCTCAAAGAAGCTCTGAAATTGCGTTAGAAGTATCTAACCTAGAGATTGCGGCAGCAAACAACCTTCGACCAGGCGATGAAATTATCGCAGACGCTAACCGTTTATTTAAAAACGAAGATATTACTGGCGATGAAAGAACGTCTATCATTAATAGGGTTTACTCTAATCAAGGCAAAACGCTAGACAAGAATCGTCGAATACTAGATGTTTCCGATAGGATTAAGGGAGACTCTAGCGTTGTAGTTGAGCAAAAAGGTATTGATGAATACTACGAAGACATATTAGAGCCGCAGTTAGAAGGCGTAGAAAACAAGTCACTTGTGCAAGCTAATTACATTAGCGCTACACGTATGGTTCCAAGCAAAATTAAGAGGCAGGTAAACCAGTTTATATCGTCTGGAGACCCAGCATTAATTACTGAAGCAGCTATGCTTGTTGATCGGGTTGATGAAATTCCTGGAATGTTTGACGCAATGGTTCCTCCGTCGGCCAAAATCTTTGCCACTAACATGGTTCGTTTAATGAGTGTTATGTCGCCAGAAAAGGCGTATGACCTTAGCAAGCAGTACCTTGGTGGCGAAATGGATCAAGCACGAATTAGCCAAAGACAAGCTGAAATTAAAAAAGAAAAGTATCCAGAAAAATATAGCCAGTGGACAAAAGATATCGTGGGTGACGTTAGCCCTATATCTATGGGGCTGGCAGTCCAGCAGTATCAAACCGTGTTTGAAGCGTATTTTACAAATGGCGCAGATAAAGATACCGCTCAAGAGCAAGCCGAAAAATTCTTGAATACCAATTATTCTGACTCTGCATTTGGGCCAATGATGTACCCGCCAGAGCAGTATTACGCTATTAGCGGTGACATTGAGTACATGAGAGAAGAAATAATAGCTGGCTTGTCTCAAGGCTCGGATATTTATGGGGACATTGACCCAGATAGCATCATGCTGTTAAGCGACGATGTAACTGCCAGAACTGCATCTGAAGGCAAGCCGATGTACAAAATATCATTTATAGATGAGAATGGAATCATTCAAACTACTAATGAATATTTTATGCCAGATGTTGATGCGGCAAGACAAAGAAAGTTGGAAGAAGCTAGAGCAAGGATAGAGGAAAAAAGAGCCTTAACCCCTGCGCAACAAAAGCTAGAGCAATCTCGAATTGATAGAATTATTGAAGAAGAAACAGGCGTTAAACCAGAGCGCGTTCGAACCAAGGTAAAACCAGCATCTGAAATATACAAAGATGTTACCGTTTATGAAGACTATGCAGACCTAGTTGAAAGGGGTCTTGTTATGGCAACAACGCCACAGCGTGCGGCATTAGGTCTTATTAGTCAGGTTGGCGAGGTGATATCGAAGAAAGGCAAGTCTCAGCGTGCCGCCCTTCAAGAGTCAACCGAAAAGAGACGCAAAGAAGAAGAAAGGTTAAGACGAAAAATTCGTGAGGAAAACCAATAATGCCTTTTGTTTCTTCTCCAGAAGACGCAGTTTTAAAAAATAAACTGGTTAACCTAGCTGAAACCGAGCCAGACAAGCCTACGGTGTCTGAGCTTGCATCTGCTTTATGGAGACAGGAAAACACAATAGGCTCGTTTTTAGCCCAAGAAGAAGG